TTTTCTATGGTCTAAAGTTACAACAAATTTTAGACATAGCAAAGCCCTGGCTTGTGAAAGTCAGGGCTTTGTGATTTTTTTAGAATAAGGGAGTTTTGACACACCCTCCATTAGTAACTGAAATACAACTGTTTGCAATGACTACGGCAAGAATGCCGTAGTCTCCTACAGTTAGCCATTCATCACAATTCTATAGTTTTGAACACCCTCTCCTGAGATTGCATCCGTGCCATCTGTGGGAGAAGCTGCGCACCATAAACATCCGTGCCATCTGTGTTCGCTTTTTATTATTGCTATCCGGTAATTTTTTTGATAAACTGTATCGAAATGGAACAAAATGGAACAATGCGAATATTTTGAAATTTGCTTCCTACAAACCATATTAACGGCACAATATATTAATCCTTCAGGCAGGCAAGTGGTATTATTTTGACACCATCAGGACGTGTGTAGGCCATTTCTCCTCCGGTTATAACCATAAGCAAATCAGGCTCACGTAGCTTTATTTGTTTTTCAGTCATGTTATGTTCTTGCACAAGTCTTTTGATTTCTTTAAGGTGTTCAGCACCTTCTTCAATCTCTCGACTACCCAATTTGAATTCGATTAGAGCGTATCGACCGTCATCAAGATGAAGAACGGCATCTGCTTCCAAATCATATCTGTCATGATAATATGAAATGCAACCGCCAAGGGATAATGAATAAGCCTTCAGGTCGCGGATTGCCATACATTCGAACAAGAAACCAAATGTTCTCAAATCTGTATAAAGGGCTTCTGGTGACAGACCTAAGGCTGCAACAGCAATAGAAGGGTCAGTAAACTCACGCTTCAAACCACGGCGTATGGCGGATGCCGAACGTATGGCAGGACTCCACGCTTCAATGTCTTGAACGACAAACAAACGTTCAAGTGCATCAATATATGTGTCGAAAGAAGTTGTGCTGATACCATCTAAGTGCTCGTTGACATCGCGATATATCACGCTCTTTTTGGCTAATGTCGATATGTTGCGTGCATAACTTTGAAGTATTGTGCTTGCGACCTTTTCATTCCTATTGACTCCATCTATTGTAGATACATCAGTGCTGCATACTGTTTTGATATAGTTCTTGGCTATTTGCAGTTTGGCTTTGTCGAACTTGGCATATAATGACGCAGGCCAACCACCACGGCAGGCAGCAAATATAAGTTCTTCAATAGACATTTCTGACGTTATGCCATCGATGTCCAAATCCTTGTCGTCGAACAATTCTTTTAGCGAAATCTTGCCGTTGGATTCCAAAGATTCATACAGACTCATGGTAAGCATTTGCATCTTTGCAATTCGTCCACTGCCTGAATGTTTGATAAATTCGCTTTTCTTATTTGGGTCAATCGAATTAGAACCCGTCATAATGAATTGTCCAAACTCATTTCGTTTATCAACCATAGCTCTTATAGAATCCCATAGAACGGGAGCCTCCTGCCATTCGTCTATAAGACGTGGCGTATCGCCAGCCAGAAGAAGCGAAGGTTTCACCCTAATGGTAGCTTGGTATTTGTCACGCATGTCAGGATCCTGCATACTGATGGTGCTGTTTGCCTGTTGCTCTGCAGTTGTTGTCTTGCCACACCATTTTGGACCTTCTATTAGCACGGCTCCTGAAGAAGCCAGTAGCAAGCTCAAATACTCATCGGCAGTTCTTTTAAGATATTCCATATTGTTTGTTGTATGATTTGTTGCAAAGATACTGATTTCTTGTTTATTAAGCAAGCTGTTTGGTGTTTTTGTGGTGTTTTGTTTGGTGCTTTTGCGTTGTTTTGTTTGGCGTTTTTGTGGTGTTTTGTTTGGTGTTTTTGTGATATACCAAAATCTGCCATATCTGCCAGCATCGCCGTAACTCTCACGGTATAAGAACAATAAAGGCTGGTAGATAGACTGGGAAATGCAAAATCTTCCAGCCTATCTACCAGCCTTTCTGTCAGCCGTTACTTTCTGTGATATGTTCTTCCACAGAACTTCTCCCCCTTAAAGCACCATAACTTCTGTGTAAATCTGTGTGATCTGTGGGAGAATCTTCTCAGCAATAAATTTCTGTGTAAATATGTTCTGTGCCTTCTGTGGGAGAACCACTGCTTGCTTGGTTGGTGCAGCAGAGACTGCTGCACCCCCTGAAATTGCATCTGTGGGAAGCTATTCCAAGAATGAGGGTGCGTGGATATGGCAAGAACTGAAAGTCAGCGGCGCGTAGCGGAAAGCTAATGCCATACCCTCCTATTGCACGCCTCTCCGCGCTTTACGCCTCGCGATGCTCCGCGATAGCCTTCTTGATGAGCATTTCGAGCTCCTCGCAGAGTTCGGGGTTGTCCTTCAGCAGAGTCTTTGTAGCGTCGCGACCCTGCGCCAGTTTCGAGCCGTTGTAGCTGTACCACGAGCCCGACTTCTGGATGATGCCGTACTCTACGCCGAGGTCTACAATCTCGCCAACCTTTGAGATGCCCTCGCCGAACATGATCTCGAACTCGGTCTTGCGGAACGGAGGCGCCACCTTGTTCTTGATTACCTTCACGCGCACCTGATTGCCGATGATCTGGTCGCCGTCCTTGATGCCCGTCACCTTGCGGATGTCGAGGCGCACCGAAGCGTAGAACTTCAGGGCGTTACCGCCCGTTGTTGTCTCGGGGTTGCCGAACATCACACCGATCTTCTCGCGCAACTGGTTGATGAAGATACACGTAGTATTGGTCTTCGAGATTGTAGAGGTGAGCTTGCGCAGCGCCTGCGACATAAGACGAGCCTGCAGACCCACCTTGTTGTCGCCCATGTCGCCCTCAATCTCCGCCTTCGGAGTGAGCGCAGCCACAGAGTCGATGACGATGATGTCGATAGCCGATGAGCGGATGAGCTGGTCGGCAATCTCGAGAGCCTGCTCGCCGTTGTCGGGCTGCGAGATCCAGAGGTTGTCTACGTCTACGCCGAGCTTTGCAGCGTAGAAGCGGTCGAAGGCGTGCTCGGCGTCGATGAATGCTGCGATGCCGCCTGCCTTCTGTGCCTCGGCGATGGCGTGGATGGCAAGCGTTGTCTTACCTGATGACTCCGGGCCGTATATCTCGATGATTCTGCCCTTCGGGTAGCCGCCGACACCGAGTGCGGCGTCGAGACCGATGCTACCGGTAGGGATTACCTCGACGTTCTCCACCTGCTCGTCGCCGAGTTTCATGATGGAGCCCTTGCCGAAGTCCTTCTCTATCTTTGACATCGCAGCCTGGAGGGCTTTGAGCTTGCCCGCCTGGTCGATGTTCATTTCTTCTTTAGCCATATTATGAATTTTGAATTTTGAGTTTTGAATTTTGAATTGTTGCGACGTGCGTCGCAATTTTGAATTTTGAATTTTGAGTTTTGAATTGTTGCGACATACGTCGCAATTTTGAGTTTTGAGTTTTGAGTTTTGAATTGTTGCGACGTACGTCGCAATTTTGAGTTTTGAGTTTTGAGTTTTGAATTGTTGCGACATGCGTCGCAATTTTGAATTTTGAGTTTTGAATTGTTGCGACATGCGTCGCAATTTTGAGTTTTGAGTTTTGAATTCAAAATTGAATAATTCAAAATCGGCGAAGCCGATAATTCAAAATTCAAAACTCAAAATTCAAAACTAAATATCGTTTGCTGTAGTCATTTTCTTTGTTATAGACACAAGCATTCGTTTCAGTTCTTCACAATCTTTATATATAGACTCGTATTGTTTGTTGTTTATATATTGCGTTCTTTGTAGAAGGCGCAACCAATACAAAGTTTCGTTTGACTCTTTTAGCGATATATAGAGTTTGGCAATAAAGTCGTTTTTACTTATTGCGCATTGCGATTCCGCGACGTTTGCACCGATACTTGTACCGCTGCGAAACATCTGATCAGCAATTCTATATTCATGCTTTTCCTCATTAAGGAATCTGCATAATCCTATTATGCGAATAGAAAAATTCATGCACTTCTCTTCCAAGAGGTTTCCGAAGTCACTCATAGACTGTTAATTTAAAGTAATTCAAAATTGAATAATTCAAAATCGCGTAGCGATAATTCAAAACTCAAAATTCAAAACTCAAAATTTATAATTCAATGTCTACATTGAACAACTCGTGCCAAGGCAGACCCTGCTTGTTGAGCTGCTCCATGAACGGATCCGGATCGAACTCCTCTACGTTCCAAACGCCCGGCTTGCGCCACAGACCCTTGAAGAACATCATTGCGCCGATCATAGCCGGAACACCTG